CTTCATAATAGCGTGAGTCTGTTCGTTCCGTACTTCCGGGCCGAACTCCATCATCCATTCATCAGTTCTTCCATCACGTCCGTCTTTAACGATGTCTCTGCGAAGTTGCATATCACGACTTGCCAACGGACGAACATTAAAGTTCGCCGGGTCAATCACAAGAGCATAATCTTCCAAAGCACCATTCAAGAGGGGGTGAGGAACAAAGTCTAATTCACCAACTGCGCCAACGAATCGGCGCACACGAATACCCGCAGCCTGTGAAGAATCGCCAAGATCATAGAACGATAACGCTCCAGTGCCAGCACTGGAACCCATACGAACCAATGAGGCGAGTTTCTTCAGCCACTTATTTGATGCAAACACTGATTTGCGCATTGAACCATCAACCATGTCGTGGAAGATGTATTCGCATACACTATCCAAGCTATCCATCGTTCCGGACGAATAGTTAAGCTGCAGACTTGAGTTACCGCGACCATCATTGGTCTTGATAAATCCTGCGCCAGCAGAGCCTCCAATACCGAAACCTGCGAAGGTTCGTTTTGGATTTTCACTGGTAGCATCGAGCGAATAGTCGCCATTAGAGACAAGAGCATATTCGCAATCAACCTTGATCTTCGCCAGTTTCCGAGCCTGTAGCCGTGACAGTTCCGATCCGCCATAATGCTTTGAAGCATCAGCAGTGCCGGTAATAGTGTAGGGTTCACGGAATATCTGTGTACAGTTCTTTAGTCTGCGAACTTTTTTCCGCGTTTCTACACCAACCGCAGCACCTTCAGCAATTCCAGATACTCCATTCTCTTGGATGAAGTAATCTGCATCCGCAAGGTTATGAAGTCCAAAACCGCTATTAGCGCCTGTCGGTGATATGTTATGACCATAATAAGCAGTCGCAGTACCGGCATCATAAAATCTGCCAGCATTGTTAACATACGTTAGATTGATCCAAGCATCGGAGTCGCCTGTAAACAGGTCAACACCATCAGCATTAGCTTCAATATACCAAACAGAATCACTGCCAACAGTACCTGTATGACAGCCAACGAATTGAGCAGCTTTGTGATTCGTGGTAGAACAGTCAACATTTTGACCAACAGCTACACACAAAACATGAGTGTTATTTGAAGGCAGTGTTGCCGTAGTACCTGAAGTTTCTGTAAAAGAAACCGAATACACAGCGCCAGCTTCAAGGCCTTCCATCTGCGCCTGTCTATCAAAATTAATGATAGATGCGCCGTTGTTAGCGCCTTGAGTTGTTTCATATGCTGTATCAGATATAGCAGTAGTCGCGGAATCAGCGCCAGTATCATACACATCTTGTTTGATACCGCGCTTAATCATGTACTCATCTTCCATCCACTCAAAAATAGGGACGGGAGTTACCATGCTTTTCATTCCGAAGATTGAAAGAATCGGTGTTACATCGGGATTGTAATAGTGAATTTTACTTCCAAGTTCCAGTACCTGTCGCTGCGAGTCATCGCTGAATTGCAACGCTGTACCAGTACCATAAGTAGTAGCCATTATTATTTCCTTTTGTCAGGGGTGTAATTATTAGAAAACTGCATTATGCCGTCCATAAATTCATTTGCTTCCTTTGTTGACGATTTCAACGGAGAAGGTGTAACTCCGCTAACACTCGCAAGGCTCGTTCGACCTCCAGAGCCAGTGGATTGTGAATTGGACAGTTCATCCGGTACAGTTTTCTCTCTTCTCTGCTCACTCATAAAGCGCCAGATATTGACAAGATTTTCAGGAGTAACAATATTGGGATCGTTAATAAAATCCCTGTATTCCTTAATATCAGTATTTGAAAGCCCAAGATTACGCAGTACATCTTCTTCAGCCTGGACTGCTTCTTTAGCCGAGAGTTCCTGCCGAAAGCCGGCAAGTTCTTTCTTGGCTTCTTCCGCGCCCAAGCGAACAAGGTACTGGTCATAAGCCTGACGGTACTTCTGTGAAGAAGAACCTTCGACATTCTCCTCGTAAGGATCAAAATCTTCAGGTTTCTCCGGTGGCTTGGTTCCTTGACTTACATTACTTATCTCATCGCGAAGTTTCGTCACAATTTCCGGATTTTCATGCAGGAATGTGTCCAGCTGATCCAATTGCTTGTATCTGCCGTCCTTATCCCCTAATTCGTTTGTGATACGATCCTTCTCACTTTGCAGTTTCTTGTAGGAGTCAGCCAATTTACCACGACCTTCCGGGTCATCCCGAAATTTGTTGTCAATTAGCCAGTTCTCCTGCTCCTGCGCAGTCATCTGTTGCTGTTGGTCAGCACTTTCTTCAGCAGTAACATTACCATCAGCCTGATTTTCATCAGGAGAGCCATCGGTTCCTTTGTTGAACTCATTCAATGTGTCCATCATAAAGTCGCCAGTTGGGTTATCTCCAGCTGTCGGTTCTGCTACCTGTGCTTCTGAATTAGCCATTAGATGCTCCTTTTTTTGTGCGGTTATCCAATAGCTGGAGCCGCTGTTTCAGAGTTAATCATATTTAGACCAGAAGATGCACCCTCTTTTACCTTTTTCGAGGCATCTCGCTGTCTCGCTTCTTCAAGTTTTGCGTTCGCCTTAACATTGCTCAAAGCCTGTTGCACTGGCTTGGTAGCTTCGGCAATTTCCGCCCTCATATTGGCGTGGAAAATTTCTCTTTCGCGGGTTTGCATATCACCCTCCAGCTGTTTCAGCTGTCCTTCCATCTGTTCAACAGCACCGCGTAGTTGCTGAATTTCACTATGTCTGGCAATCAGGGACGCTTTATCCATATCGCCCTGCATATTCATAATCACCTGTGTGCGATCATATATACCGGCATTTAACAGCGTCAAGTCCCGCTGTAGATCGGCGGCTGGTGATTTCGCCCTTGTGCTGCCGATCACAACTTTTACATCAACTTTTGCAGACTGCATATCATACATCCGCATTACTGCACCGGTCTTATCGTCAATCACCGGTTCATTCAGCATTAATTCTTTTGCTTCACCATCAGGATTTACCACCCGTAGAACTCTTTGTGTATTATAGACAGAAGGCATCCATTCCTGTGCCACCCATGCCGCCCGGGTGATCATATCATATATTGGCAGGATTTTCCAGTTCTGTTTTCTTGCCACTGCCTCATCAACGATCTGCGCCTCACCCACCGATCCCGGTGCATCCGATGCTGATCCCTGCAGGTATTTATATGCTCCAAAGACCTGCTCAATGTCCAGTTCGTAGCGTTGTTTTTCTGTATATAGCTGACTGCTTACGGAGGGCGGCGCGAACTCTTTAATCTTCTGCTCTCTCAAAGCACCCGGATTAACCCGAATTAACGCATTTGGAATGTGCCACTTGTTAACTTCACCCGGATCAATCGCACCGTCCTCGTAAAGCAATTTAAAATTTGTTGTTGCGCTGGTATGTGATATTAACAGCGCTTCCGTCCTGTTGAGCATCCGTTGTGGTGATTTTGAATGACGTACATCGCCAGACGGATACGGTGTAGAGGTATGTTCATTGCAGGCCGGTATGATCGGATATTCTGTAATTGGAAGGACTTCATCGTACATCAGCTGATCGCCAAACAGGGCCACTTCCCGAATATGTTTTTCATAAACCAGTTCTTCCATAATAACATTTTCTTTTACCAGCGTACCATAGCGTTCGTCCTTGGCCATTTCCTTATAGCCTTCGCGGGTCAGTTTCTGTGATTTGCCGGTATTCACATCGGTAATCAATACCATCGGCACATTGACCTTGCTGAAGCGTACATACTTGCGCACCATTGCCTGATGATCTTTACCCACATCATCCCTTGTCCACACCTGATCTCTTGAATATTTACCGGAACCCTGCTCATTGACTTCGTAATCCTCTCTTGCTTCTTCAATTTCTTTTTCATACTGCGGAAAGACGGCCTTCAGTGCTTTCTTGGTATGCAGATCGGAAAATATCATTGAAGATGCGTCTGAAAAATCAGACAGCATTGCATTGGGATCGACAAAGACGGATTCCGGTGATAGCCTGCGCACCCTGACTCCGCCCAGACCGCCATCGACATTCCAATCGGGAAACACATAAAAATAAGCAAGACCTTTAACAATAAAATCTTTACAGGCTTTACGGAACTGCACATCTCCCTGCGATTCCCGCCATATCCAATCGAGCATCTGATTGCAGACAAAGGCCATATCGTTATCCGTCTTACCGATAGGACGCACATCCCATTCCGGCGATGCGGCGGCAATATTGGCAAGCACTGTTTCCACAGCCGGTCTGATCTTGTTATTCGCTTCCGGGGGCTGTCCTACGGATTCAAGATACTCTTTTTGTGATTCTGTCAGCTGGTTACCAAGATAAAAATCCTCATCTTCAGCCATCTGATAGCGCCATTCCTCACCGGAAGATTGAAACAGTTTATAATCATGCCACACTTCGGTGTGATCAATTTTTGGAAGATCAAGTTTTTTTATGCTTATTGCCATCAGTTATATATTACCTGACCGGTTTCCCAATCAGCCTTTATTTTGCTTGTATCCGGTTCGACCCATACATTATTCTTTAACTGCAAATGCGGTTTCCACACATCATCCAATGCCCAGCGCAGTGCGTCCAGTGTATCTTTTTTAAACGAGCCAACTTCCTTGAACTGCAGCAGTTCATCAATCAGTTCATAGTGCGTTTCTTTAACAAAGACAGCTTTCGAGGCAAAGTACGGCTGCATCTGTTTGATGCGATAGAACTTATTCTTGATTGCCTGTTTTGGATTGACATTCAAAAACCGTCCTGATTCCTTACTGCGCCGCTGGATATAGTCCGCCAGCATCACATGGCCTGTTTCTTCGATCTTGATAGCCCGTGGATTATAAATATCAGACATGGCGAAGATACGATCTGCGCCGTCCATAGGTGATACCTGTCCGCGAAAGTAGTCAATCACATAGATATTAAATTCCGGATCGACTGCAATCGTCATAATCACAGTGTAGTCAGCTTTTTTATTTTCCGAGGAAGCTGGGTCAACGCCCATAAAAGTGTTAACAGGAACTCTTTCCTCGCCTTTATCAGATATTTTCGTAACATAAGACTGACCGTTATCGAAGGTATAATAGCCTTCCCAGTACTGAAT